ATATAAAATAAATATCAAATAAATTTGTTATTAAACAAAAAGTTTGTATATTTGTAAAAGAATTAAGTTCATTAACATTATGGGGATAGCTTTGGTTTTGACAGGTATAGTCATTAATTCGGGGCACGTCAAGGCTGAATTAACCTTGTAAAAACTGATTCAAACCGATATACGGCAACGTTATCAACAAACTTTCTGCAGTTGGATTAATCCGTACTGAAGAAGTGGCAGTGGCTTAATTAGATTAAGTCACTCAATCGGGTCGGCGGACATATAACCCAGGAACAGAAGTCCTTGCAAGGGTGTGATTTCTACCCAAAAAGGAACAAAGTGGAGGATTAGTTCTCAGTAAACCGAACCACTATAAAATAAGGGAATTGTGAAGTTTGGAGTATTAGAAAATACTATCCTAAGCGTGTAGTCCTTAGTTCTTGTTATCATCTGGACACGGTTCGACTCCGTATATCTCCACACTTCCTTTTTTTGTATTCCTTAATATTTATTATTAGGGGATACAATTATGGAAAAAAAATTTCACTTTATTTATAAAATTACTAATCTAATCAACAATAGATATTATTATGGAATGCACTCTACTAATAATTTAGAAGATGGGTATTTTGGTTCTGGTAAAATAATTAGACTATCCGTAAAAAAATATGGGTTGGAAAATCACAAATTTGAAATTTTAGAATTTTTAACAAATCGAGAAAGTTTAAAAAATAGAGAAAAAGAAATTGTTAATTTAAATGAAATTTCAAAAAAAAATTGTCTTAACTTAATCCAAGGAGGTCAGGGAGGAGGGAGAATATGGAGTGAGGAACATATGAAAAAATTCTCAAAATCAGGTAACGAATCTTTTTTAAAAAAAATGCAAGATATTGATTATAGAAACAATCACTCTAAAAAAATGTCTAAAATAAACAAAAAGTCGTTTGAAAAATATAATAAAGTTAGTTATTTTAAATGTGATTGGTTAGGGAAAAAACACTCAGAAGAAACAAAGGAAAAACTAAGTGAAAGTAGGAAAAATAAATATGGTATTGGAGAAAATAATTCCTGTTACGGTAGTAAATGGATGACAAAAAATGGAATCTCAAAAAAAATAAATAAAAACGATGTTCAAACTTTTATAAGCGATGGTTGGTCATTTGGTCGGATTATTTAATTAAAACCCCTCAATTTCGAGGGGTTTTTTGTTATTTGACTTTATCAAATCTTTTGTCTGTGTAACTCTTACACTCTTGTCCTGTTTCAACACATAACGTTTCAACTCTCTTGAATTCATCTTGAATTGACCTTGAAAAATTTTCAATTCGGTCATCAAAATCTCTTCTAAATTCATCATGTCTTCTGTGATTGTTTTCAACATCCCATCGATATGATTCTTGAAACTCGTTAAGTTTCTTTTCAGTTTTTACGACCTTGAGAATACCCCAAACAATTACCGTAAAAATTATTACCGCAACCATCGAAAGCATACCCAAAGCAAAGTAGTACTTTTCCATCTTTAATTAGATTAATTTTTTATACCTCAAGGGTATTAGAAATATAAAATTTATTGAAATATAATAAATAAAAAAAGGGAGAAAAATTAGATGGCTATTCCTAATTTTCTCCCTTAGCCTGAAACTTTGTCACTCGGTATGTTCAACCCGAATCAGTAGTTAGTGACACCACTATCAAACTTCTATCGTGAGTTATGACGATGTTAACATCATTAACGTTTGTGTGTTTTTCATTTTTCGAATTATTTGAATACGTTCGTAAAGTTCAGTGGTTATCACAAAAATCCACTACCTAAAAAAACAACGTATCGATACAGTTTTTTATTCTTTAAACCCGTAGAACATAAGTCTTGTGCGAGGACTTTAGACGGGGGTGTTTACTTTTTTTGTTTTGTCGAGACCCTGACAAACGTGTTGGAAATACCATAACCATTCACGACATAAGACGGGGGGAGGTTTTTTCTTGGAAGTTTATACTCATTCCGTACGAAGATTCAACCAAACTTCAAATCAGAGTCACTTGGTAGCGGTGGGTGGGAGTCGAACCCACTGTCCTTGGGTTATGAGCCCAATGAGTAACCGTTTCTCTGCCCCGCAATATAGGCTTTGGCTGAGAATACACCATTTATTGAGAACCTTTAGTAAGATTATTGTTTCCTTACGTTTCCACTTCCTTTTGAGAAGTATTTCTCAGTGACGATTCATTAGATGAATCACTCCTTTAGGTATCAATTACTCTCTCATTACTCAACTCTCTTCGAGAATGCCTTCCCAACTCGTTCTTGCGGAACTAGAGGCCTTTGGTAAGATTACAGTCAGACTTGGGGTCTTCGTGTGCAATGAACGGCTCATTACTATGTAGTCACCTTTCATTGATACCTGACAGACACTTTTCCTTTAAAAAAAATTTTCATAATTTTTTAAGTTTTTGTGTTGCGGATGTGTCGAAGTAGTGGTCTGCCCTAAGCTCAGTTATCTTTTGAACAACTGAATACTAAACTACTCCGTGAAATGTCCCCATCTCCATTTTTCAAGTCAACTTCATACCATAACCTTGGTGGGTTATTAGTGAGGATGTTAGCGACACCACTCGTTCTACATCTTACCTTTCGGTTTTAAATCGACTCTCGAATTGGAATCCGTGATAATATAGTTAGATAACCATACTTTTCACAAGAGTCCTATGGGTTATTCTTATTGTTCTTCCGAACTCAACCAAACAATCCACAGTTGCTTGGTCACCTAACCACTTTCCCTAAAGCGTTGCCCTCAGTACTAAAGGTCAGATGATATCCCACTTGTATACTCGAGCTCAGTTTCCCAAGCCGCAGAACCACTAACACAGGTGATTCCACTTTATCCTACTTTCGTAGTTTATTTAACGACCATATACGGCCGATTATCATTTATCAGTATCCCTTCATAATTAACCCGAAGGTCTCATAATCAAGGACTGAATGGATAATTCAATATTTTCAAAGAACTAAATCAGACGTTTCTGATTTCTTTTACAAAGTTAAGAAGAATTTTTTTATTTGTCAAATTTTTCTTTCACTTTTTTTTTGAGGTTAGGAAACCAAAATTTTACAACATATCGTCAACCTATTCTCAACTTGTTTAACAAAGATAAGAAGAATTTTTTAATTATCCAAATCTTTTTTAAACTTTTTTATGGTCATTATAACTGATGCGGTAACATGTTTCATTTACACTTTAAATGCGAAGGAGCCCCGTAGTCACTTTCCTCACATACAACAGTAGCCCTACGGACCTAGACTGTTTCTATAACCAATTTCTTTCAAAGAACCCATCGGACGTTTCCGATTTTGTTTTACAAATATAGGAAGTTTTTTTATTACTTCCAAATTTTTTAAGAGCTTTTTTCCATATAAATTTTAAAAGTTTCATAAAATTCCGCCCTTGATTTGGCGAATCTAATGTCACCTGTATAAAATTTATCCCCATTGTCACTGAAATAGTAATAAATTACATTTTCTTCAGTTTGTTTGTTTTCGATTTCTAAATTCATATATATTGTTTATTTCTAACATAATATTAGTCATAATTTAGATTTGAGTCAAATTTTTTGGAAAAAATATTGCGTAAATAAATATGGTACTTTAATATGAAAATTATTAATATTTTTATGAAACTACTTGATTTTTGAGTGAAACACCACTATTTATTAGTCAAATAATAAGAAATATGAAAAAATTAGTTTTATCAATCTTAGTTGCGAGTTCAGTACTTTTAGCATCTTGTGGTGGAAGCGCTTCTGCTGAAGAAGTTGCAAAAACAGACTCAACATCTGTAAAAGAATGTTGTGTTGATTCAACAACAGTTGCTGTAGATTCAGTTATAACTGCAACAGTTGACACTACCGTTGCAAAGTAATTAAACGAAAGAAAGAAAAAAATTTTCCCCTTTAGAAGGGGATTTTTTTTGCCCAAAAATTAATGTTGTAAATGATTCATTAAGACTCCACCTAAAGAACCGGAGTGAACCATAAGATGATTTATTGATGCCAAATCTAATTTGGTCTTTTTCTTGGTATAGTCTAATCCTAATGTTCCAATAAATTTATTATCTATTGTTTTAATGGCAAATAAATAAACTGATTTACATCCTGTATCTTCGGCTATGTATTTTAAACCATAAGTTGCAATTGTTTCATCTTTAAAATCGGGTATTTCAATTACCTCATTATTTAATAATTCAACAATAGATTTGCTGAAAAGATTGACAGGTATATTTTGAAAGTTTGTTTGAATTGATGGAACTCCAACATTTACAGTTTCATAAATAAAACTGAATTTAGCCATTGATTTACCCGTTGGATAAAAATGTCCTCCGTTATGAAATTGTGAAATCCAAACTCTATCCGCATTAAATTCATCTCTGATGTGTTCTATTTTACTGGTTACGAGTTCACTTACTTTTAGTGTTTCGGCAACCATATCAGGTTTTTGTTTTCGTTTATCTAAAAAGTATTTTATATAAAGTAAAACAACAGGGCCTAAAACACCAGTGATAAAGGCGACAATAACTTCAGTGGACATAATTTTTTTATTTATAATATAAATATGAAAAAAACAAAAAAAGTGTGATGGTTAGTCACACTTCTTAAAGTTTTTTAAATTCAGGTTTTATTAGTTTCCATATTATAGAACCATAATCTTTTTTATCCCACATTGAAAACATAACAGGTCTGAGAGGAGGTTTTACGTTTTTCATAACAAATTCGGCATATTCTTTTCTAGTTAGTTCAAGGTCTTTATCTCCAAACTTACCGTATCTAAAACCATCATGATATTTTCCACAATATTCTGATATTTGAAAAAAATTATATTTCAAACTTTTTTCATAATCTTTTATTTTTTGATAGAATTCATCAGGAACGTCTTTAAGTAATTCCTCAAAATTACCGTCATTACTTAACACTTCCCATACTGCGGTGGTAGATACATTAGTCATGATTTTGTGTAGACGTAGATATTCTTCACCTTTGATTTTCATTCTGTCACCATTAGAAAATCTAATAACAAATCCCTCTTCATTATTTCCAATGATTGCTTTTAATTTGGTATAATCTTTAATACCATCATATTTTTTAACAACTTTGAATCCGATACTATTCACCATATTCTTCAATCTAACATCGTTACCTTCACCATGCAAATCAACTTCGTAACCAGTTTTAGTGTGTATCATTCCAAGTAATACTAAATCTTCCATATCACCGTAATCCACAACTATTCTATTTTTACCTCCCATAATTTATCCAATATTAAATTATTCAAATTATTATTAGAGAAATAATCATTTATCTCCCATTCCCACAAATATATAACTTTATAACCATATTCCAAAGCATTTCTATGTTTTATTTTATCACGTTCCCAAATGTCATCAACAAGTCTATTATCACCTTTATAATTAATAAATTCACCTGAAGAATAAAATTTAGGATTGGCATGCCAATAATCACCATTAATTTCAATTAATAAGTTAGTATTAGTTATTTGAAAATCATAACTTCTTCCATTAACATATCTTTGTTCTTTAACGCCTATAGATAGTTCTATAAAAGAATTGTATACCAACTTCTCAAGTTTAGATTTAAATTGTTCAATGGGGTCCCCATTTTCAAACCTTTTTTGATAGGTTAATCTTGTTTTTTTGTGAATTTCTTCCCACTTTTCAGGACTAAACTCTTTTCTTTTTTTTGATATTAATTCGGGATTAACTTTTCTTTTAACTCCATATCTCTCAATACATAGTTTTGTTACATAGTCGCCAAACCCGTTTAATTTAAAGATGTTATCAACTCCATAATTTTCATAAAATGTTTTTGATTTCTTTTCTTTTATAAAATCTAATTCACTTATGTTGTTAACCCCATATCTATCCTTTACGGTTTTTTTATATTTACTATATCTTAACTCATTAGAGGATTGTTTAATTGTTCTCGTATTAAACCCATTGATATTTAGTATTTTTTTTGTAACAGTATACGGTAATCCAAAATTTTCTTTAATGTCAGGTAAAGAACTCCCACTCAAATAAAAATTTATTATTTTTTGCACTTCACAATCGTAAGTTTTTTCAACCATCAAGTTGTACGATTCTTTTTCAGTAATTTTAGGATTACATTTTTTTAAATGTGAAGTTGTGGAAATTAACTCATCACAAAAAGGGCATTTTTTATTTTTTGATTTCATAATTAAACGTTGTTAATTATAAATATATATGAAAAGGTGGAAATCCAATTTTTCAATAAATTATCTCAAAAACATATGTATAATCCTTGTTAAGTTTGTGTAAATTAAAATTACTGGATAATTCTTTAGCCTTAATTGCTTGTTCAGAAGTAAATGAACCTCTTGAGGCAAACACCCATTCTCCTTCGTAATTAAATAGTATTATACAACTCCCATCCATTTTTTCAAATACTTCAAAATCAGAAGTTGGAGTGTGTTTACCTTCTTCTAAATTAAAGAATTTTTTAAAAGGTCTGGCAACTACATTACCTTCATTATCAGTAACTAATCCTCGAGTTTGAAGAGTTATTTCATCCCACAGGTTTTCGTACTGAACTTTTTCACTGTAATTCCAAATAGTCAATGGTAAAGTAGGGTGTACTTGTTTGTATACCAATCCTTCATCAAAATATCTATTTAGAATTTCTATCATAATTTTATTTCGTCAATTTTAGTGTAAAGATAATGTGTATTTGGGTCTTCATCTTGTGTTTGAAGACAATGAACTAATAATTGAGCATTGTCTTCTGTCAAAGTTAATGCTAAAGGTGTATATTTTGAATCGCCTGTGTCAGGGTCTACATTTTTGTATCCCACTTCATAATGAGTTTTAACGTTTACGATTTCCATGGATAATTTAATATTGCAAATGTACTACAAAAAAGTGACATAACATAGTCACCACTACATAAAAATAACAAACAAAAGATGGAAAAAACTTTCCATTCATTTGCAAATAACCAATCTTTAATTTTTTTCATATAATTTATTTAAATTTTTACTACCGTAACATTCCATTTTATTATCTATAACCTTCCACAAATTTTTTACTCCTTCAGTCATATGGCAATTGTGAGACCTTCCTGTTTTAGTGGAAAATCCCACAATTGTGTCATTATGTTTATTTCTGACAACCCATGGGCATTCTTTACAAGGGTTTTTCATTATCCTCTATCTTTATTTTCAATTTCATCAGTATGGTGGTCGAACCCCATATCTGACATTATAGGTCTCTTTTCCAACATCGGTACAACATCTCTAAGAAGATGATAGGGTTTGAAAGAAGGGTGACCATCAATTCCGACATCAATTCTCTTCCCTTTTCCGAATCGGAGTTCGGTGGGTAAGTGACAGTGACCGTGAAGGTGCATCACTCCTTTGTTCAACCCGTCCCAAGAGCTAATTGGGTAGTGCATTAACCTAAACTCGTGTTTTCCGATAACCAAAGTTTCGTACTGTGACACTGTCAAAAATAACTCTTGAATATTTTCTCTGTTGTTCATTATATGATGGTCATGGTTTCCAAGGATTAAATGTATATTCTTACAAACCAATCTGTTCCAAAATTCTCTAATATTTTCAAAACCTCCAAAACTCCAATCTCCCAAATGAATAAGAATGTCATCTTGCATAACCAAACTATTAATGTTGTCAACAATAGTTTGATTCATCCTTTCAACCGTTGGAAAATCTCTTGTTTGACTAATTGGTACGCTACCATCAGGAAGTCTCCAATTGGTGACTCCACGACATATGTTTTTGTGCCCGTAGTGAGTATCGGATATTATCCAAACATTGGGAAATCTCCCTTTTGTATCTGATTGTATTTTAATCATTTAATATTTTTTCTAATTCTTGTTTTACTAATTCTGTGTCTTTTTTACTATGACCTCCGATATGGAATTCAATTGATTCATCTAAATTTAAAACTCGATACTCTTTCCAATCATAGATTGTAAAAATGTTACCTAAACTATTTTCACAATCCCAAACAAAATTTACTTTATCTTGGCCATCATTACCATCGTATTGTGGTTTTCCAACTTTTTCAATTAGATTTCTTGGGGTTGTTTTTACGGTACTTCCATGAAAACTTATTCCGTTTGTAGTTTTATTAGTTAATTTCATAATATAAAATTTATTTAACAAAGATAATAATTAATTTAATACAAATTACCTAAAATTTGTTTTTCTGTTAATTTTGTATCTATTTGAGAATCAGACTCCAAATTTAAAGAAATACTTTCCCCATAACATTCACATGTTACATTTCCATTTTTATCACATTTAAATGAAACAAAACCAGCCGAAACAGGTC